TCCAGAACAATTTTACATAAAAACACGCATAAGGCGTGCGTTCAGAAACTTACTAAAAAATCCATTTTACATAAACCCCCTTAAGGGGGGATACGTTTACAATGGACAAAAAATTTTCAGTCTCATTAACGAACCATTATCGACTTTATGAAAATGTTAACTTTCCTAAATAGGCCAAAAGTTAGCCGATAATGTCCGCCCCAGAAGGGGGGTGTAGTGATCGAGATGTTAAAATCAAATTTAACTCTTCATCAGATAGTTCTTCCATCTGTTCGATCTCTACTAAAGAAATACTTTGCAATTCGCTGAGATTCTTTTCTCTCAAAACTGCTATTAATTTCTTAAAATATTTATTCTGTCTAGTCCCACTAATTAAAGTGTTCTTATTAGAATTAAATAATTGGAATAAATAAGGGATTCGATCTTTCTGAATCCTTATTTCAGATACCATGGTATCAAGAGGTGTTACAGTACGATTCCATACTGAACGCTCTACTTCAAACTCATCTAGTCTGAGAAATACACTAATTGGTACTTGGGTGATTGCACGACCCTGCAACTGATCAACAAAATCACGAGCTTTTAATAGTAAACTACCAAAAGTCGGATTAGACATCTCATTTTGAACAACAGGTTTCAAAAAGTTCATAAATCTCGAAAGAGATAAATCACCTCCTAACGCCAAATTGTTTGCAGTGTCAGTTGTATTTTTCTTATCACCCACGCCACCTAGTAAATTTCCAAGAACAGGTCCAAGGATATTTCTACCCATTTGAAGTGCTCCTGATAACAGGGGACCTCCTACTCCTTGAATAGCTGCTGTAGCTAAGGAGAGGATTTGGCCTAGACCGAAAACTGTTGCCACTACTTCGTCATTCACATCATCAGGCAAGTAGACGTGTTCAATGTCTCCTGCAACTGAAGTTGGTAAACGCACTTTAATAATGTATTTTCCGATCATAGGACCTAAGGGACCACAAGTTTTAGGTTGAATATGAGCATAACGCTCAAATAATTGAGTGACGGTGTTGTTAGTTCCATCACCAGTAGCATCAGAGATGACTGAGAGATTAATGGGAATTACCAGTGGCTCATCCACATTTAAGTTTCCTCGAAAAATTTCAAGACCAAATTCACTTTGATCAAGGAATTCTTCCTCTCCATGAGTTTCATTGGTTTCACCCATTTCTCCCTCATCACCTGCTAGTGGAGCAATATAATGTTCATCATCATGTTCATCTTGGAATGGCGTATCTTCAACCTCCATGTGTAATGAAATTACATCTAACTCAATTTCCAACTTTTGAACTAACCAATCTAGATTTAAAAGATTAGCTCTCGCTCGTGGTTTTGTTGGACCTTGGAAGACTGCTCCTCCAGGTCTTACTGCTAATTTTGATGCTATATCAGCTATATCAGCAGTTCTGTTGTGTGCTAGTAATCTATACCGAAAATCGTTACTAGCTTCGTTAGTTCTTAACCAAGGGTTATTGACATAACGAACTGGGTTGTTTGGTACAATAGCGAAATTACGTGGTGTTAACTCGAACTCTTTAGTCTCTCCATACATCATTATAGTTCGACTTGACTTATTTCGCGAATCTTGTATTTCTACAACGCCAGATAATTGCGGAGGTCTAGGAATAGGCCATTTAACAGCAGTAGTTGTGACATACCCTTTTCTCCTTTCACCAGAAGTCCAAATATTTCTCCTATATGGTAAATTGAAAGCCTCACCTTTGTTTGAAAAATTGTAAGGATTAAACATTAGATTAACCCAATTTCCAATTTGTGTTGTATTAAAGGTAACAGTTTGCCAATCTTTCCAGATAGTATTCAAAGCTCCAGTTTGATTTTTACCAGCTGATGATTTCTTCGGTTTTTTAGCTGGTTGTGCTAGTTTCTCCACTTGAGATGTTAGATTACTAGCTTCAGAGGTTTGTATAACATCTTCACTCACATCATTCGTTGCATCAGCGTTGACTTCTGATTCCATAAACTCAACAATAGAGTCTTCGAACGGTAATGAAGTAGGTGTGAAATTTAAACCTCCTACACTAACGGGATCGTAATCTGTTTCTCTTAAATTAGACAAAGCAAGATTATAGACACAACAAAAGGCTACCCCTGTTAAAGGAGAGGCTACAGTTGAAAGTGTGTTATCATCTATACACTGAATTTTAATTGATAGACCACTCTGACCCCCTCGACCCAAATCATTTGGAATCATTGTCAGATCGTTACTCCATGGCACAGAGAATGCTATTGATGGCATGTTTTGCGTTCTCCATCTAACACCACGAGTTTCCGTTGTTACATCGAATTCCGGTGCATACGCTTTGAGCAATAAACTGGTTCCTATTGGTGATGGAACACAAATTACCCAAAACGCATCAGCATTAATAAATTTGTATAAATTTATAATAGATCGCTGTTCAGTTGTTACAACAGGATTCAATGTTATTGAAGCACCAACAGCTGGAACTGTGAATCGAATAGGCATAAATGCACTAAACGCTCCTCCAACAAATGCTTTCCCAAAGACATGTCCAGGAATTTTATATTTTCGTCGCTTTCGCAACTCGTAAGCATAAAATCTTTTATCCATCGCTGGATGACTATAAAACTTACCATCACCAACTTCACTGATGACTCTTCCTTTCTCAGCGTTATAGGTATTATCCTCGCTGCTTAGATTTCCCAATTCACCACGAATGCGGTATGGCATATCTTTGATTATTATTTTCTGATCTGAATTCATAATTTAGGTTTAAAATTTTAAAATACTTGCGTATTTAACATGTCTACAAAGGAGACATGTATCCAAGAGGTCCTTCACCAGAATCTCCTGTTCTTTGCATATAGCAGGTTCCCAACATCATATCATATTGTAGAGTTCCATTAATTCTGAATGTATCAAACTGAGCACATAACTTTATATTTGTATTATAAGAAGTACCCGTCTGAGAATCCAAAACTGTGGCTGCTCTAAACACGTTTGCTGAAATTGGAATATTACCACTGGCTGTGAATGTTATTTGTCGAAAATAGTTAATAGTTCCAACTCTAAAATTCCAGCGATAAGCATTACCCGATCTAAGAACTGTTGCTCTATGCAAATTTGCTTCTAAAGAAGTTACTCTGTTATTTAGAAGTGTAACTGTTGTATTTAAACTAGTTACCGTTGATTGTAGAGAACCAACAGTTTGATCTAAACTCGAAACTCGCGTGTCTAAACCATTAACTCTTAAATTTACAGTTACAATCGCAGCACTGACTCCTAAAACATCTTGTCCTAAATTAGAAACCTTTGTATCAAGAGTATCAATTTGTGCTTGAATACCGCTAATATCAATTGCATCTACTTCCTGTTGTAAAACAACCAAATCGACACCTAATGTAGTTACCTCCTGATCGAGATTATCTACTGTAGTGCTCAATATGTTTATTCTATCAGAAAGAGCTGTATAATTATTATCAACGGTTCGACCTAAAGTCGTGACTTGTTCTTCAAGTCGTGTAAACTCAACATTGAGGTTTGCAACATTCTCGGCATCGAGAACATTCCAAAGGGTTGTATTACCTCCAAAAACTGCTTCATCTAAATTCATGTTTTGTTTAAATATGTACAGTTATCTTCTTGCATTCGCTGAAAAATAACTGAAGCTGCTATTTCTTTAGCAGCCTTAATCGACCCTGCAGTTCCACTACCGAAATAGGGACCTTTTGAAATCGAAGAAAGTGTTACTTTCATATTAACCTCCCAAGTGGGAGCTTCGTCTGGACCAGATCTATTTGAGTTATTTTGTATAACATATTTCTGTCCATCCAGACACCACTGCATTTTCTGACGATAACTCATCTCCGCATATATCTTAAGAAATACGCATCAACTGCAGCGTTATAATCTCTGGCGATTATATGTGAAATCTTGGTTTTAAGCGATTCATTATCACAACGTTGTAATTTGGAACATATATTATAGAAATAATCTTCCGAATGCAATAATGCTTCATCTAGAGTTTGTTTTATTAACTCAACCCAGATTTCGTGTTCAGACTCTAATATTTGTGTCCAAACAAAAGGAGATTCTATTGATCTTTTAATAAGCGGTGCAACCCACTTACCTCTCATCTCCTTGAATGATCTTTTTAGAAATTGTAAATTCTCAAAGCTAGTAAACGGTTGTTCAATTCCGTCTTTTGACCCAGGCGTTATTCGATGTCCAACTTCCTCCAAGACTTTTTTAGCGCACATATAATTGTACACTTGTGCAAATTCATCACTTACACTTTCGATCTTATCATCTCCGAAGCTAATAACACTGACATTTTCCCTAAAAAGTTGAATATCAGTATTTTTAGTTGATTTTATCCAAACGTAAAATGATAAGATATCATT